CATTCGCAGGTGGTGGATACAATTTAACCACAACAAGTGATAATGGTAATCAACACGCAGCGTTAGCGTATGGTGGTCTTACTTTTGATGGTTCATTACAAGGTGGTTTCCTTTATTACACTGCGGCGATGGCAGTTGAAAATACAACTATAAAACACTCACACGCTGCGAGTATCGCATCATCGGGAGCAACGACATTATATGACAGAACATTACACACAGATAATCTATATTCTTATGGTAGAATACAAACAAATACCACTATATCTTCAACCATAGCGAATGTCCAAACTCTTCAAGGAAATTCTGGCGGCTGGACGCAGATGACCGACATTTCGTCAGGCAATCTTAATTTACAAATTGACGATGTTAGAAATGGTGAAGTTTATTTTTGGGTTATAGATAATACAAGTGGTGGTAGTGTATCAGTTAATTCAACGGCTACAAATACTGGTTTTACAATTACAGATAATACATCAGCAACGATGGGCACGGGAAAACACATATTAACTATTGTAATTGTTAATGATAATATTATCATAGAAGGAACACATTAAGATTTATTGGTTAAAATAGAAAAAAATTATATTTAATAGTATGGAAGACAAATTAAAAGGTTTAAGGTTATTTGAGTTCGGCATACCTGCTCATATACCATCATTTGAAGAAACGATTACACAGAAACCTTATGTGTTGTTTGGTGAGGGTAATTTACAACCACAGCATTCAATAGATATGTTTAATTTTTCATCAATCAACCGAGCGTGTTTAAACGCAGTCATAGCGGGAATTGTTGGTAAAGATTTATTGGTTAATGGAAGTGAAGGTTTTGTGATGGCGAATTCAACTGAAACCATTTATGATATATTTAAGAAAACTGCCGTAGATTACGCAATTCACGGGGGTATATCTTTGAATACTATTAAAAGAAAAGATGGTGAAGGAATTAGTGATTTCTACCATATAGATTTTTCAAAGGTTAGAAGTGGAAAAGTTGATGATTTTGATTATGTAAAAGAATACTTTTATTCTGCTGATTGGACTAGACTAACCAAATACAAGGCAATTGAAATTCCAGCGTTTAATCTTCGTAGTGAAGGTAATAGTCAAATATTCTATTCGTTCCCTTATCAACCAAATCAAAAGTATTACCCACTTCCTTCTTGGATTGGTGGTCGTATTCCAGTTCAAATTGATATTGAAATAATGAACCACGAATTAAATAACCTTCAAAACGGATATTTTCCAAGTTTAGCAATATCACTTAATAATGGAATACCAAGTGATGAAGAAAGAAATTCAATTTACAGACATTTAGAAGACAAATATTCTTCAACAAATAATTCTGGAAAAATGTTCCTTAATTTTAGTGATAGTAAGGAAAACGAACCAACATTTACGACTATTACACCAAATACAAATGCTGACCTTTTCAATTCATTAAATGAAATTATTCAAACAAAAATATTAACAGCCCACGGCATAACAAAACCCGATTTGTTGGGTATAAAAACTGCGGGTCAGTTAGGGTCAAAAAATGAAATTATAGAAGGTTATGAACATTTCCTTCGTTCAGTAGTTGCTCCAAAACAACAATATCTTATCCGTGAATTTGAAAAGTTATTATTTTATAAAACGGGTGAAGTCCATAAAATTACAATAGTTCAAAATGAATTATTTGAAGGGGAAACAGAAATTGTCCCTGGTGTAGAAGAAAAAGTAGGATTATGAGTTTAGGAGTTTTATTAGTTTCCGCAGAGGTAGTTAAGTCATTTTCAAATACAAACGAAAATTTAGACGAAAGTTTATTATTACCAAATATTCAAATAGCCCAAGAAATAGGGCTTCAAACCCTTTTATCAACAAAGTTTTATAACCACATATTAAATGCGGCACAGAACGGCACCTTAACGGCTGCTGAAACAACATTATTAGAAGATTATATCCAACCTTACTTACTTTGGAGAGCCGTATATGAGGCAATACCAACGATGTATATGCGTATGATGAATAAATCTATTAGTATCGGTGAAAGTCCAAACGCTAAAGCGGTGGATAAGGGTGATATGTCCTATTTAAGAAACATTCACCAAAATCGCTACGAATTTTATTCGCAAAGATTACAAGATTATATTGCTCCAAGAAATGCTGATTACCCATTATACTTCCAATTCAATTCAAATGAAGGTGGAATGCCAAGTGCTTCGGTAAATTATTTTAGTGGTATTCAAATACCTAACGGGCCTAGAAGACCATTTAGATTTTGGTCTGGTGGATTACCAACCTATACTGACCCTACGGGAAGAAATTGTTGTGGTTGATATGAACGACACTTTATTTACATTAGCAGCATCTGTAATCACGGGTGTATCAACCTTCTTTATTGGACGACAACGAGCAAGAAAAGAAATTGAAACTATGACGCTGGTAAATGTGGAGAAATCCCTTACCATCTATCAAACAATTATCCAAGACCTTAAAGAACAAGTGGAAGAATTACTAGTCAAAGTAAATTCATTAGAAGATAAGGTAGATGAATTGAAAAAGGAAAACCACGAATTAAAACAGATGTTAAGACAAAGGAATAAAGAAAATAAATAATAGGGGTTTATTCCCGTTTTCTTCTATTATTATAAGGGTCTTTTAAGACCCTTTTTTTATTCTTCTAATACAATACCATACCTTAACCTTGTTCGTTCCTTAAACTGACTATAAACACTATTCTCCTTGTTATATAGTTCGTATCCTAACCCCCTTAATACAATTTCAGCATCTCTTTTAGTATCGGGGTCATAAGAATATTCCAAGGCGCTTAAATTTGGATTATCTTCATTCTGTTTTTTTATCTTTTCGTAATTACGAGCGCAGGACTTACATCTTTTACTATGTCCATTTCCATATTGAGTATTTTTTATAAACTCATCAATCGGTAATTCCAACCCACATATATTACATATTTGTTTTTCCATACACAAGTATAACACTTTATTTATATTGTATAAATAGGGGGGAGTGTTATTTTGGCTTTTCGGCTTTATATATTTCTTTTATTTTTTATTCATTCCCCCCTTTTTTTTAAACCATTATGGGATTAACACGATACAATTACTATTACAGAAAAGGTAAAATAAAGACATTAGAGAGGTTTAATTCTGTTGTCCCTAATCTTGTATCAATTTGGTTAGATAAAGTCCGCCAGCACCCTTATTTTGATGAATTTGAGTGTTATTTGTTTGGTAGTTTGTTATACCAAGACAAAAGTGGGGATATGGATATATTCTTTACGGGTGAATACCTACCAGATTTGTTGATTGATTTGATGGATTACTCTTTACAGATGGCGATGGACTTAAAGATTAAAGCCGATATATTCTACATACCCGATTATTCCTATTTGGATTACCCCGCACATTATACAAGTGATAAGTTATTTGAAACCTATACCACTTATGACCACGAAATAATGATTGAAAAGGGTAAGGTTATATTATTCCGTGATTATGGTGTTAGAATGAAAGATGGTCTATTTCGTTCAACACAAACCCAGTATCACCAAAAGTCAGTTGAAAGAAAGGCACCTATGCCCCGTTATAGAAAATTAAATTAATTTCTATTTGACTTTTCCTTTTTTTGTTTTTATACTATTTATCAACAAGGGGTAAGAATATTAATCTTAACTCTTCCGTTAAATTACGCTAGAACCTTCTCGGGACTTGTGTTCGTTGTAAGCCTCAAAAGAAGTATCTTTAAGGTCGGGTCTAAACCAAGAAGCCATTACTGATTTTAGTTGTGGGGGGCTGGGGGGACTTGACTTTTAGACCTAAAAGAAGATAAGAAGATAAATCTTCTTTACTAGATAATCTAGAATACTAGATATTATAATTTAATATTAAAAATATTATTAATTATATTTAATAGTATAAAAATATTAAATAATGATAGACAATAGAATAATTGAAATTAATAGTGGGCACGAAGAAATACCTTTTTCTTCTTTATCCAAAGAAGTAATGGAGGATTATAAAATCATTACTTATTATCTTGCCGAACAACTACCAGAAAATACACCATTTGATTTATCAAGTTTTGAAATAATTGAATATAGTGAAAACTTAATTGTAGTATTATCCAACGAAAAAGAATGGTTAATACGATTAGACAACATCTATACCTACGATGAGAAGTTAGGAATTGAATATAGATTTTATGTAATACGGGAATAATTACAGAATTATCAACTGACTACTTGACTGACTAATATTTATTACTATACTATAAGTAATAAATAATTTAAAAAGTAAAAGTATGCCGACTATCAAAGAAAGAGCGAAAGCCATTATGGAAGTTAAACCTTCCACAAGAGAAAAGAAAACCCGTGTAATTGCGAATTTGTGGTTTAACGAATTAACAGAATTAAACATTACCGACATCAACGGAGTATTGGAAGCGATGGCAGAAGGTAAATTATCATCACCAGAAACTATTAATCGTAGTATCCGTAAGATATGGGAAGAAACCCCACAACTTCGTCCAAGTGAGGAAGTCCAAAGGTGGAATGAAGAACAA